AGTCCTGATGATAGATCAGGCGATTTAAACAATGAATCTGCTACAGATAACAATTACCAACAACAATCTTCTAAACTTGCAAAACTTGATGATAAAACTTTAGATAATATCTATTTAACTTATCCTAAAGTAAAAGACGCTATTGTGCCTTATGATATTATTGCTAGAGAAATTGATAATTCTAATTCAGATTTTCCTATGTCTAAAAGATTACTCGCATGGAAAAAATACAAAAATCAATGTATGCGATCAGTTAGTTATATGACTAAAGAATTTGAAATGAAAAAAAGAGCAGATGCTTATACTAGAACTAGAACCTCTAGAACTGGTATGATTAATACTAATGCTTTACATTCTTACAAATATAATGAAGACATATTCAAAAGAATACAAATTGAACCAGGTGCAAAAAATCATGGTATGATTATGATAATTGACTGGTCAGGTTCAATGAATGATAAAATGTATGATACTCTATCTCAAACAATTAACTTAGTTTTATTCTGTAAATCAGTAAATATACCTTTTGAAGTTTATGCTTTCTCTGATATGAAAAAATCTTACTTCTATAAAGGTAATGAATATTATGGCAAATATGATTTGTTGTCTTCAATGGTATTTGATTATACTAAATCAAATCAAAAAGTTATGGAAGAAGTTTCTTTATTTCAATTTGTTACTTCTGATATGAGAGTTGCTAAGTTTAATGAGGCAATGGCAAACTTA